CTGCGCGACATGGCTGAAGGCCGCATGTTCACCGGGCAGCAGGCGATCGACGCCGGCCTGGTCGACGGAATCATGTCGCTCGACGCTCTGGTCGAGAAACTGAACCAGGACCGCGGCGCATCCAGCTGCGCAGTAATACCGCCCCGCGCCGGCCCTGCGCGGACCAATTCGCCAACCATCATTCCCAAAGGAAGTTCTGTGAACAAAGACGAAATCGAAGCGCAACACCCGGCCCTGGCCGCCGAATTGCGAGCAGAAGGCGCTGCCGCCGAGCGTGCTCGCATCCAGGCTGTCGAAGCTCAGGTAATTGCAGGTCACGAAGCATTGATCAGCACGCTCAAGTTCGACGGCAAGTCGACAGGTGGCGACGCCGCCATGGCGGTGCTGGCCGCCGAAAAGGCATCGCGCACCGCGCACGCAGTCGCGGCGGCGAACGAGGCGCCGAATCCTGTGCCGCTGACGCCGGCCGCCACGGTGGAGCCGACTGCTACCCAATCGAAAGCGCTGACCGGGGCTGAACTCGACGCCAAGGCGAAGGAATACATGGCAGCCAACCCGGGCGTCAACTACATCGCCGCATACAAGGCTGTCGGCGGCAAGTAAGCCGCGCGGTCTTCAACACCTTTCAAGGAAAAGTCATGGCAGCAAGTGCAATCAAGATCCTCACCCTTTCCGTGGTAGCAAGTGCTGCCCTGGCCCAGAACCGCGCCGTTACCGGTGGTGGCGCCATTCCCGCAGCGGGCGCGCGCTGCCTGGGCTTTACCGATTTCCCGGGCGCAATCGGCGAGCGCGTCGCCGTCGGCGTGGTTGGGACGACCACGGCCGAAGCGGGCGCCGCTTTCGCCAATGAAACCGAGCTCGAGGTCGATGCGCAGGGCCGCGTGGTCGCCAAGACGACCGGCGTGAAAGTTGCCCGCGCACTGGCGCCGGCAACGGCAGCAGGTCAGGTGGTTGAGATCCTCCTCATCCCGAACTGATTCGCAAATACAACCCCACACTTTAAGGAATCGTTATGGGTATGAATAACTCGCAGGCACGCGTCATTGACCCGGTCCTGACCACTGTCGCCCGCGGCTACAAAAACGCGGCATTCGTCGGACACGTGCTGTTCCCGAAGGTCGACGTCAACCAGCGCGGCGGCAAGATTCTGTCTTTCGGCAAGGAAGACTTCATGCTGTACGCGACCGGGCGTGCGCCAGGCGAGAACACTAAGCGCGTGTCGTTCGGCTACCTGGGTGCACCGTACGCACTGGAAAGCCACAGCCTCGAAGGCAAGCTGCCGATCGAACACCTGCAGGAAGGCATGGCCGTGCCTGGTATCGATCTGGGCAGCATGACCGTGAACAAGACGCAGAACATCATCGAGCTGCGCCTGGAAAAACAGCGCGCCGACGTCGCCCGCAATGCGGCCTCATATCCGGCTTCGAACAAGATCGCGCTGGCTGGCTCGTCGCAGTGGAACGATCCGGCAAGCGACCCGGTGAAGATCGTCGAGGACGGCAAGGAAGCCGTCCGCAAGAAAGTCGGCAAGCGCGCCAACACCGCAGTGATTGGCGCCGCCGTGTTTGCGGTCCTGAAGAACCACCCGAAGGTTGTCGACCGCATGAAGTACACCGGTCGTGACGTCGCGACTCCCGAACTGCTGGCATCGCTGTTCGGGCTGGAGCAGGTCGTGGTCGGTGACGCCGTCTATGCAAACGACGCGGGCGACTTCGCAGACGTGTGGGGCAACGACGTCATCCTGGCGTACACCGAAATCGGCACGGTCGCTGAGCAGGGCAATCCATCCTTTGGCTACACCTACCAGCTGGCCGGTTACCCGATCGTCGAAGAGTCGTACTTCGATCGCAATGCCAAGAGCTTCATCTACCCGGTGACGGACGAAGTCGCGCCCGTGATCGCCGGCGCCGAGGCGGGCTACCTGATCCAGAACGCGGTCGCTGCAGCATAAGCGGCGCCTGGATCTTTCCCAACTGGAGACGAAATGAAAATCAAGACAACTGGTCCGGTCGAGCTCGACGGAAAGAAGGTCAAGGTCGGCACCACGCTCAACGTGAGCGAGACCACTGCAGAGCAGCTGGTCGGCGCCGGCGCGGCCGAACTGGTCACCGCCAAGGGTGGCGATGCTGCAGCACCCGGCGACGACAAGGAAGCGGACTAAGCCATGTTCGCCGAAGACCTGGGCGCCTTCTTCAACCCCGATGAGTTTGCCGACAAGGCAACGCTCGCGGGTGAACCCGTCGTCGGGTTCTTCGATAAGGCGCACCTGGTCGAAGGCAGCGGCTTGGGCTTTGCCGCCACACGCCCGGCCTTCACGTTGCCGGCGTCGTCGGTACCGGCCAGCTACGCCGGCAAGCCCTTCGTGCTCGAAGACGGCACAGCCTACCGGGTCAGCGGTATCGATCCAGACGGCTCGGATCGGAGCATCACGGTTTTGCTACTGGAACTCGCATGAGCATCTCCGCGTTTGCAGGCATCACCGGGGCGATTGTCGCCTTGCTCCAGGCCGAGCCGCCGCTGTCGCAGCAGATCTTCCGTGCGCGCGATCGCCAGCTGGCAGAGGAATTCCCGGACGCCATCAACGTCCAGTTCGACGGCGCGCTGCCCGCCCGCGGTGCGATTTTCGGTGCACCGGTGGACTGGGAATCGAAGTTCACGATCGAGTGCTACGCCCGCACGAGCACGACCACCGCCGACCTCGCCGTCGACCCGCTGCTGCTACAGGTGTACGCACGCATTGCGGCTGACCGCACCTTGGGCGACCTGGTGACGGACATCGGCGAGCCGATGATCGAAGCCGAATACAACGCTGAGCAGCAGCGAACGGGCTGGGTCCGCATGACCTATCCCGTGATGCACCAAACTAACAACCTCACCCTGGAACAACCATGAAAAAAGCACAGGAAGCGCCCGTCGAGGAACGCGCCACCCCGACGCCACCGAGCGGCGGCAGCTGGACCTTCGACCGCACGAAATGGGAATGGGTCTCGAACGACCCCGTCGATCAACCAGCAGCTGAAGTAAAGGAATAGGCCATGGGCGCGAATACCCGTCGCATTCGTAACACCGTCATCCTTGTCAAGCTGGCGACCAACGCCGGCGAGGATGCAGCACCGACCGCCGCCGCCAATGCGGTGCTGGTCTCGGAAATGTCGATTACCCCGCTCGAACTCGAGAAGATCGCCAACCCGGCCATGAAAGGCTTTTTCGGCGCAAGCGCCGATCTGATGGGAGCTGCCAGCGTGAAGATCGAGATCACGGTCGCCCTGGCCGGTTCCGGCGCTGCAGCGACACCACCGGCCTGGGGCAAGCTGAACATGGCCTGTGCCATGGCCGAGGGCGCGTTGACTGTGCCTGACCGCGTCGAATACACGCCCATCTCCACTGGCTTGAAAGACGCGACCATTTATTACTACGACGATGGCGTCTTGCACAAGGCGCTTGGCTCGATGGGCAACGTGTCCTTGTCCGCGAAGAAGGGCGGCACGCCGTCGCTGAAGTACGAATTCACCGGCGTAGCCGGCCCGATCAGCGCAACGCCAAATGTCGTTCCCACCCTCACGGCCTGGAAAAAGCCAGTCGCCATGATCAAGGAAAACGTGGTCGACATGACCTTCGGCGGTGTGTATGCCGCTGGGGCGATCACTGGCGGCGACATTTACCCGAGCACGGGTCTCGATATTAATTTCGGCAACAAGGTCGAGTTCCATTCGAACCTGAGCCTCAGCGAAGCCGACATCACCGACCGTGAGGTTACTGGTTCGACCGAGCTGCAGCTGACCGCTGTGCAGGAAGTGGCCATGCTGGCGAAGGTTCGGTCGGGCGAGCAAGTGACCGTCGCTCTCAAGATTGGCCTGCTCACCGGGAACAGCGTCTTGATCTACGGTCCGGCCGCGCAGTTGTCCAATCCGAAGAAGGTCGATGTCCAGGGTATCCGTTACGTCGGCTTCGACCTGAAGTTCGTCCCGGTTGCCGGCAACGACGAAATTCGCTTGGTCTGCCTGTAAATCGGAATGGCGCACAGTGCTGCGCCACTTGGTTGACTACATCCCCCACCTACTTATCGAAATGAAAAATATGAGCAAATACAAACTGGCAGTTGGCGACAAGGTCCGCGTCCCTGTGATCTTCGAAATCCAGGACGGCGAAAAAACCAAGCGTTTCAATATTTCGTTGACTTGCAAGCGCCTGACTGTGGACGAATTCCAGGCAAGTAACAAGAACAGCGACGGCATCACGACCAACGAAAAAATCCAGGAAACGATGATCCAGATTACCGAAGGCTGGGTCAACCAGACCTTCGTCCTCGACGATGCCGGTCAGCCCGCGCCGTGCGACCAGGAAGCGAAGGAAATCATGTTCCAGACGCCCAACATTCTGGATATCGCAGTTGGTTCCTACATGAAGGAAGTGGGCGCCAAAGCAAAAAACTAACGGAAGCCGCGCGGTTGTTGGCTGGTGGGGAACTGCGGTTCCCGTCGGCCCATGATCCGCCGGCTGAAGCGCGTCTTGAGGAAGACGCCGCCAAATTCGGCTTTTACGTAGTTGGTAACGATTTGCCGATCGAGGATGAATTCCACCTCTGGCCGGAAAACTGCGAGATCTGGAGCCTATGGCTCTCGGTGCAGACGCAGTGGTTCACCGACAACGGCATACGCACGCGATTGGACTACCAGGGAGTCCAGGTGTGCATGGATAGCCGGTCGATCAAGAAAAAAGACAAGCCACGATATTTCGAGGCACTCCAGGCGATGGAATTTGCCGCACTCGATGAGTGGGCCAAACGACGAGATAGGTAACGGCGAGACTATGGCATACAGCGGGACCCCTGGAGCAATCATCCGCATCGGCGTCGACGGCGCCGCAGAATCCCGGCGCGAAATCGACACCGTCGCGCGTACGATGAGCAACCTGTCGAGCACTGTGCAGAATGCGATGCGCAACTTGGCCGCCTCGATTGGCATCGGCGCCGGTGTTGCTGGACTCGTACAAATGTCGGACGAGTACGCAAAATTCACCGCTCAGCTGCGCCTTGCCACACTGTCGCAGCGGGAATATGGCGCTGCATACGCAGATGTGAAACGAATTTCGAACAGCGCACAGCAGGATCTGGCATCAACCGGTGTTCTCTACGCTCGTATTGCCAACGGCACGCGCGAGCTCGGCACCACACAGAAACAGGTCGCTGCGATTACTGAAGTCGTCAATATGGCGCTTAAGGTGTCTGGCGCGACTGCATCGGAATCAGCATCTGCTCAGCTCCAGCTTTCCCAAGCGTTCGCGTCCGGCACGCTACGCGGCGAGGAATTCAATGCAGTCAATGAAGCTGCGCCTCGCCTGATGAAGGCGCTGGCTGATGGTATCGGCGTTCCAGTCGGTGCACTCAAGAAAATGGCCGAGAATGGCCTGATCACGTCACAGATCATGTCGGACGTCTTGCCTAAAGCACTTGCCGACCTGCGCGAGGAAGCAAAGCAGATACAGACCATCGGCGGCGCTTTTACCGTCTTGAAGAATAACGCCATGGAATTCTTTGGCGTGCAGGCTCAAGCTAGCGGCGCAGTTTCTGCCCTGACTGGTGCGATAGGCCTGCTTGCTGACAATCTATCGCTGATCGCGGGTGCTGTTGCTACTGTTACCACCGCCAAATTCGCTTCATGGCTGGGGGGCATGGTGACTAGTACCTATGGGGCTGTGACAGCTAACCGCGCTTTGGCGGCATCGACATTGGCATCAGCAGTAGCAAGTACAGAGGCGGCATCTGTTTCGGCAGCAGCAAAGCTGGCCGAGACGCAGTCGAACGTTCGAGCAACTGCTTCAGAGGTGGCCCTGGCCAACGCTCGAGTCGTGGAACTTCGAGCTGCAGTGCTGGCGGCTGAGGGGGCGGTCGCGCTCGCAATCGCCACAAACGGTTTGATTCCAGCTCAGGCGCGCGCTGCTGCGGTGGCTGAGGCACATGCTGTGGCCTTGCGCGCTCAGACCGCTGCCGAAGGGGCTGCTACGACGGCCGCTGGTGCCCATACAGCTGCCCTCGCGGCGCAAACGACCGCAGCTACCATCGGTGCTCGCGCATTAGGGTTGCTGCGAGGGGCAATGACCTTCTTAGGAGGGCCTATTGGTGCAGTCGTCACCGTGCTCGGTCTCGCTGCTACTGCATGGATGTGGTGGAGTAACAGAGCGAAGGAATCCAACGAGAAGGTCGCTCAATCAACGGTCGAAAGCACGACAGAGATGATTGCGCGTCTTGACCAGCAAATCGAAAAATTGAAGGAACGGAACCGGCTTCAAGGAGAGGCGGCTGCCATTCCCCAAATTAAAAAACTTGGTGCGATTAGCGAAGCGGACCAAGCTGTGTTGCTGCGAGCGAAAAATGATATGGAGGCAGCGATCAATGGCACTGGACGCTTCGAAGGACGCTCCGCAGAAAAGCGGCAACTTGCCATTGCCAATCTCACCGAGGCTTACCGCACGGCATTGCTGCGAGTAAAGCAGGCACAGGAACAAGTTACAAAATCACAGGAGCTTGCCTTTGCAGGCAAGTACGCCGAATGGCTGGGCAAGAACGGTTCCGCTACCGATAAAATCAAATACGAGCTGGAAGAGCTTCGCAAAGAGTACGGGCGCGTGACGCCGGAAATGGAAAAGTTCGTCCGTGCCAAGTATGCCGATAAGGGTGCCGCGGCCAGTGTGAAGCAGGAAGCGAGCGCATATGCGACTTTGATGACGTCGATCCGGGAAAAGATCGCCGCCAACGAGCTCGAGGCTGCCGGCTACTCGAAAATGACAGATGCTCAGAAAATGACGATTCAGCTGGACGCTGCAATCGGCACGGGCAAGAACAAGCTGTCGAACGATCACATCGAGGCGGCCCGGGCGCAGATCGCCGTTGTTGAAGCGCAGGATGCTGCGCTGCTCTCGGCCGCTGGCGTCAAGAAGGCCGTCCAGGAGCTGAACGAGGAACGTAATAGCGCCTACGCCGCGGTGATGGACGAGGTGACGGCCAATGAAGAATTGGTGGCCACCTACGGAATGACCAAGTTGCAGATCGAGCAGCTGTCGCTGGCGCGCGACGAAGACCGCCTGGCGCGCCGTGCCTCGCTCGATCTGGACGAGAAGGAAGTCGCCCAGCTGGAGCGGATGATCGCTGCAAAGCGCCGGAACGTGACCGCTGTTGGCAAGCTGGACGTGCTTGAGCGAGGCTCCGACCTCACCAAGGCGAAGGAACTGCTCGACATCATGACATCGATCGACGAGGTCACGCGGTCGGCTGCTGCCGGCATGGCGGAATCGTTCGGCCGCGTCGGCGCTGCCATTGGTGACATGACCACCACCTTGAGTGGCTACGGCCGCGCGCAGGCAGCGATCGCCGCACAGCTGGCAGCGGAGAAAAAGGATGCCAAAAACGATCCGGTAAAGATTAAGGCCGCAGAGACTCGAGCCAGCCAAGCCGCTGCCACCGCCCAGATCCGCCAGTATGGCGACATGGCCAAAGCCGCGAAAGGATTCTTCAAGGAGAACACCGCGGGCTATAAGGTAATGGAGGGTGCCGAGAAGGCGTTTCGTGCATACGAGATGGCGATGTCGATCAAGAGCATGGTCGAGAAAAGCGGTCTACTTACGGCCTTCACGGGGCTATTCATCGCTTCGAAGGCTACGCAGACCGCAGCTGAGGGAACGTCCACCGCGGCGTCCACAGCTATGGCTGGAACACAGGCTAGCGCCTGGGGTATCGTGGCCGTTGTAAAAGCCATGGCTGGGTGGACCTTCCCACTTAATTTGATTGCTGGAGCGGCCACTATTGCTGCCGTCGTGGGCATTGGGGCGAAGATGTTCGGCAGCATGGGCGGGGGAAGCGTTAGTCTGTCCGAGCAGCGTCAGGCGACGCAGGGGACTGGCACGGTGCTCGGCAACTCGTCTGCCAAGTCGGAGTCGATCGAACGGGCGATCGAGCTGTCGGCAGAAAACAGCAGTATTGAACTGAATTACACCGCTGCGATGGCGCGCTCGCTGAAGTCAATCGAGAGCAACCTGTCTGGGTTGAGCACCTTGGTGGTCCGCGGCTTGGAGGGCAACGCGAACCCGGCTAGCGGGATCCAGACCGGTACCACGAAGACCGGCGGAGTGGTTGGAGCCATGGCAACGGGCGGTCTTGCGGCTGCTGGCGGTGCAGTGGGCTACATGGCGGGAGCGGGATTGACCGCCTTTACTTCTATGGGCGCAGTGGGCGGCCCGATAGGCATGGCTATCGGTGCAGTTGTCGGCCTGATCGCGTCGAAGCTCTTTAAAACCAAGGTCACCGTACAAGATCAGGGACTCACTTTTGGCAAGCAATCGCTGTCGGCCATCCAGGGTGGCGGCATCCAGGGTGACTCCTACGCTGATGTCCAGAAAAAGAAATCAGCCTTTGGAATTACCTACAGCACCAAGAATAGCCGCCAGACTGCCGGGCTGAGCGCCGAGCTCGAGCAGCAGTTCACCCTGGTGATTGAGTCGCTGGCCGATGGGGTAGCCCAGGCCGGTGCGCTGCTCGGGCAGAATACCGACGAGTTCAGTCGTCGCCTCAGCTCATTTGTCGTGAACTTGGGCGACATCTCCCTGAAGGATCTGAAGGGCGATGAGATCGAGAAGGCACTGGCGGCGACTTTCTCCAAGGTTGGGGATGAGATGGCGGCCTACGCCGTAGGCGGCCTCCAGCAATTCCAGAAGGTCGGCGAGGGCTACCTCGAGACCTTGGTCCGCGTTGCCGCGAACTATGCCAACGTCGACGCTTCCCTGCGCTCTATCGGAATGGAGTTCGGCGCGACCGGCCTGGCCAGCGTTGCCGCGCGCGAACATCTGATCCAGCTGACGGGTGGTATCGACTCTCTCGCCGGCAAAGCTGCGTCGTTCGGGGAGAACTTCCTCACCGAGCAAGAGCGCCTGGCGCCGCTCCAAAAGTACGTGACGGAACAGCTTGCCAAGATGAACCTGGGCTATATCGATACCCGGGAAGAGTTCAAGAATCATGTGCTGGGCCTGAAGCTGGTTACCGAGGCCGAGCGGCAACAGTTTGCCCAGCTGATGGACCTGGAGAGCGCTTTCGCCAAGGTGACCGCTCAAGCCAAGGACCTGTCCCGTTCCGCACAGGATATTGCCGACGAGCGCGAAGACTTGCAGAGCGAATGGGACGAACTGACGATGACGTCGGCGCAGCTGCATGCCAAGGCACGCTTGGCCATCGACCCTAGCAACCGCGCGCTCTTTGACCAGATCTCGTTGCAGCGTGACCTAAAGGCTTCGACACAGGCTGCATCGGAAGCACTGACCAGTACCGTCGAGCGTCTCGGTGCTACCAAAACCAGCACGCTCGCGTATCGCGACTCGCTGCTGCTTGGCACGCTGTCGACGCTGACCCCTCTACAAAAATATCTGGAAACCCAGCGGCAGTATGCGGAAGCGCTCAGGAAGGCTGAGGCAGACCCGTCGGACTCCGCCGCTGCTTCGGCCGCGCAAAACGCCGCCACGGCCTTTTTGACGGCCAGCCAGGTCATTAACGCATCGAGTGCAGCTTTCGTTGGCGACAAGTCGAAGGTGATGGACGACATGGGGCGACTGGCTACGATTGCCGGACAGCAGATGACCGATGCGCAGCGACAGCTGTCGGCCTTAGATAAGCAGGTGGTGGGTATCGCTCAGCTGAACGATACCGCTGCTGCGATCCAGGAAGCGATCGTTAACCAAGCCGCCAATGTGCCAATGGGGGCACCACTGTTCGATGTTCAGCGGTACGCCGCAAGTTCGAACGAAGCAGCCGGCGTGCTGGCGGCTGAGGTGAAAGCGTTGCGCGATGAGAACGCCGCGATCCTTGAGGTCAACGCTGCGGTGCTGGAAGAGCTGAAGCTGCTACGAACCGATGCAGCCCGCCATAAGAACGACCTGGTCGACGCAACCGAAGAGCTGGGCGAATCCATTACCGAAGGGGTCGGCAGTGCCTTCGACAGGACGGCCTACAGGGTGAGCAACCCGAACAAGGTAGCTCCCCGTTAAAAAAGATGAGAAAAACGAATGACAGTTAAATTCAACCGCGCGCTCGCGAGCACGTTCTTCTCGGCGCCAGACCATACCGGGTTGACCATCCCGGCGTCGCCTACGACCTGGGCGCTCGGCATCGTCGTTTGCTTCGATGGCCTGACGACTGGCGACAACCCGCAGTATCTCGTTTCAACCAAGTCAACCGGCCAGGCCGGGGCTTTCAATCTTGCGTACTTGACGGATTCGGCGGCCACAGCTGCGCAGCGCAACCGGCTGTCCATGTACTTCAATACGTTGTCGACGCCGACGCTCGTCACGGCCAACGACAACCGTGCGGGCGACAAATGGTTGTTCGTGTTCCAGCAGACCGGCACGACCATCACCGTCCGTCGCTGCCCCATCCTGGCGGCCATGCCGACCGATGGCTCGGCCGTAGTGGCTGACGGGACTGCCGAGCGCAATGCCGTGCTGGACGGCTCGGGCTTGTGGCTGGGCGCTCGTGCAAACCTGACCGCCGACCGTATGTGCGACCAGTCCATCGGACGCGTCTTCTTCATGGCCGACACGCTGAGCGACCTGGAAGTGGCGAAGCTTGCTCACGGCATGGAAATCACGGACCTGGGCAAGGCCACGCTGTGGTATGCGCGGCTCGACAATGCAGACGATTTTTCCAATCGCGGAAGCTTGCCGATCGCCTTCACCAAGAATGGCCCGATAGCCACGAGCGAGTCTCAGCCGGCGTTCGGCTACTCGGCGGCGATAGCCAAGCCCGTAATGAATGGTGCGCCTGCGATTGTTGGCGCCCAGGTCGGGCAGGCTGCCTCGTACACACCTGCAGGAGCAAGCAACTCTGCCGGGCGCACGCAAGAGTGGTACGTGGCAGGCGTTCTCGTCGGCACGGCTAGCACCTATACACCCGTTGCTGCCGATGCCGGCAAAGACCTCGTAGTACGCCAGATCGAGGCGAATGCTGCCGGCAGCGTCAGCGCCGACAGTGCCCCCACCACGATCCCGGCGGTTGCGACCGACACGGTCGACCTCATTCCTGGTATCGCTGAGCGCATCTACCAGCGCATCGGTACGACCGCTGCGGTCCCATTCGAGGGTGCCTATGCCGGCACCAAGCCGACCAGCATCGAGTACCAGCTGTATGCCGAAGACGGCGTGACCGTGGTGCGGCCATGGGGTGTGATTGCGGGCGCGACGATTGCCAACGGTACCTGGTCGGGCTTGCCTTCGGTCCCGCAGGGCGGCATGTACCGTCGCGCCGTGCGCAGCAAGAACGGCTCGACTGTGTTGGCGACGTCTGCCGTTGGCGCCGAGTTGTTCGGCGTGGGCGACCTGTTTGCATACGCAGGCTCGAGCAGTGCGGAGAAAAGATTCGACTCGACCTCGGGCACTGGGTTTGTCGCTGCAGCCAATGTGCGCAAGTATTCCTCGGCTGGCTGGGGCAAGTTTGGCACCAACGGCTGCGGCATCATCGAGGCAAACGGCTTCGCGCAGAAAGCCGGCGTGCCAGTCGGCCTGATCGACTATGGCTACGGCGGCTCGACCCTGGCGCAGTGGATCACCCTGACCCATGCCCGCTGGACCAACTTCCGGAATGCCATTAACGCCGTCGGCGGCAAGATCGCCGGCGTGCTGATCTTCATCGGCTCGAACGATGCTGCCGATAACCTGATCGTCTCCCGTGCGCAGCATGCAGCCAATCTGCGCACCCTGATTTCTCGCATCCGCTTGCACACGGAACAGCTTGACTTGCCCATACTGATCAGCGGCTTCAATCGCCGCACGAGCAGCACGGCGGACACCCAGGCAAACTTTGTGCGCATGGCCGAGAATGACGTCGGCAATGATGAGGACGTCTGCCACGTTCAAACGCTGGACCTGCTGTTGTCGGGCGACGGCGTGCACCTGTCGACTGCCGCCGCCGGCTTCCCGGCCAGTGCGAATCGCAACGTGGCGGTGTTCGGCGCGTTCGTCTATGACGGCGTCTACCGTCGTGGACCGGCAATCGTCGGCATGGCTATCAACGGCACGTCCGGCGTTGTCGAGCTGGTGCACCGTAATGGCAGCGACATCACCCCGGCCGCAGGCATCACCGGATTCGTGGCGTCGGATGTGCAGGGGGTGGCTATCGAGATCACTGCCGCTGTTCGCGTCGACGCGACGCACATCGGCCTGACCTTTGCCAGCACGCCGGCCGCGCTCACCTACCTGGCCGGTGCCGCACCTGCCGTCGGAACCCCAGTGTTCGACAACGGCGCCACTGCTCTACCGATGCACGTGCAAGCCGAGCCGCTCGCTGCAGCTGACACGACAGTCCCGACGTTCCAGGGAGAGTTGGCGGCCAGCGTGACGGCGGACTCGATTACCGTCAGCTGGGCGGGAACGACCAGTGCGGACAATGTCGCTGTTGTGCGGCGGGAGTATCGAATTGGCGGCACCGGCCAATATGTCGCGGCCACTGCAGCTGAGGAGGGGAGCAAGAGCCATACCTTTACCAACCTGGCCGCCGGCACTGCCTACCAGATCGACGTACGCTGCGTTGACTCGAGCGGCAACGTCTCGGCGGCGATTCGCATCGTGCCGACGACGAGTGCGGCGCCAGTTGTCCAGGTCAACTACGTCCGCTGCATTCTTGCCTCACGCGATGGGACGCCTCACCTCAATCTCGCCAACGTGGATTGGGCGCTGTTCCGCAGCCTTTCGCCGGCATCGTTCGGCGCACCCTTGGCCCAGGGCAGGCATTCGATGGGATCAGGTAACGCTGCGTTCGAAGTTACCGTTCCTGCAGCTACGGTTCCCTCGGGTGAGTACATGCTGGTGTTGGCCGAGTCGAATGGCACGATGACGCTGGCTTCTCCGATCTCGGTGGGCCAATGACCGCAGCACTTATCCTTGAAGCTGCGCGCCAGGGGAGCGGACGCTTCACCTTCGATACGCCGTCGGTCGTGCAAGTGGAGCCTACCGTGCCGGCCATTACGGACGCCGACTTCGCAGCCTGGCTCGCAAGCAACGATGCGATCCCGAACATTCTGATCGAAACCTGGGCACTCGTCGATGGCGTGCGCACCAGGTTCTTCTGGTCGACCAACGGCTACACGACACCGGGCACAGATAACCCCGTCTTCTATGCGCCGATCGTCGGCGTCAGCATCCCCTTCACGGAAGCATTGTCGCTGACGTCGACGGCATCGCTTTCTGCCGGCGACATCGAGATCGACAACACCAACGGTGTGAACGAGCACTTCGCCAGGTATATCTGGGCCGATGAAGTGCTGGGTGTTGTGGGCGACGTGCGCTGGCCGCGTGCCGACTACCGGAAAATCTTCGTCGGCCACTCCGCAGGCCTGGTACGCAAGGGAACGAGGGCATTTGCCTTGCGCCTGCGCGACATGATGGAGGGGCTCAACTACCCGATCAGCGAGCGCAAGTTCGGCGGCGCCGGCGTCAATGCAGACACCTTGATCCCGCTGACCTTCGGCGAATGCTTCAACGCTGCAGGAGAGTGGAGCGATGTGAACGCGCTCGAGCGGCAATGGCACGACGGTCCGATCGAAGGCATCGTCGAAACGCGCGCAAACGGCATCCCCATCAGCGAGCAGGTGATCGTCTCCGAGGGCACTGGCAAGTCCGTGCTGACGGTGAACAACGAGAGTGCCACCATTACCGCCACCGTCCAGGGCGACAAGTCCGGCGGCATCTTTCGCAAGACCATAGCGACCATCATCCAGCGCCTGATCACTGGCTATGGGAAGGACGTCGGCCGCTACACCTCGGCCAACATCGACCTGATCAACTTCGCCCAGTTCGACGCGGCGCACCCGCAGCCGGTCGGCCTGCACGTGCGCGAGCGCCTGAACGTCATCGAGGCCTGCAGCATGCTCGCCGGCAGCGTGGGCGCCCAGCTGGCCCCATCGCTTGACGGCAAGCTGCAGCTGATCCAGATCGCGTTACCGGCGGCTGGTCCAGCGATCGAGATCCGCGCAGAACACATGGTCGACGGCACGTTGCGTCATGTGCAGCACATCGATCCAGTCGCGGCGGTGAAGTTGGGTTACTGCAGGAACTGGGCGCCACAGCCCGGCCTGAACAGCAACCTGCCGGCTGAACACAAAGCACTCCATGAGAAGGAGTGGCCGCTCACCGTGACCAGGGTGGATGAAGAAATCAAACGCAAGTACAGGCTCGATGGCGATCCGGAGATGCGACCAACGATGCTGCTGCGTGCCGTCGACGCGGCGCCAGAAGCCGATCGTGAGCTTGCCCTTTGGGGACCAGGCCGCGACATCTACGAATTCGACGGCGTGCCCGATGTGCTCATGCTGAAAAAGGGCCAGCGCCTGGTCGTCTGGCACGAGCAGGATGGTATGTCGGCTGGCGTCGAGGCCCAAGTGATCGAGGTCCAGCGTGACTGGTGGACGCGCACTGTAACTGTAAGGTTCCTGAAATGATTGAAGCAATCAACGATATCGACCGCCTGCTGCAGGCGGCGCCTATTCGTGTCGTCAACTTGGGCCAGGCGCAAGTCATCGTCACCGCGGCGCCGCCGCTGTTCCATCTGCTGGCCGACGGCACGCCCGCGCATGCCGAGATCGAGCTCGAAGCGACCGTCATCGGCGTGACCGGCGAGGTCGTCTGGATGTGCTCCGGCGGCACGCTGAGCGGTATCAGCGGATCGAGCGCGAAGCTGCGATATGCGGACCTCGTGGCCGGCGCCGCGACGGTCGTCGCCTCGGTCGCCTACGCCGGCCAGGAGGTCATCGGCCGGGCCAGCATTTCGGTTGTGCGCGATGGTTCGACCAGTGCCGGCGCCAAGCTGCTCGAGCTCACGCCGTCCGAGCAGGTCTTCAAGATCACCAGTGCCGGGGCACACAGCCCAGCGGCGATCGCGCTAACGGCCATCGGGCAGAACCTGACAGGAACGCCGAGGTTCACGTTCTTCGCCGGCAGCGGGACACTGAGCCAAGGCCCTACGTCCTCGCAGAAGGTGTTGTCCTTCGCCGACATGACCAGCGATACCGTGACGATCCAGGTCGAGCAGGACGGCCAGGTCGACCGCGTCACTATCAGCAAACTGCGTGACGGCACCGTGGGCGTCAACGGCAAGAATGCCATTACAGCCGTGCTCACAAACGAGACGGTGGCCCTGCCGGCGAGTAGCGCAGGCGCGGTGTCCAGTCTGGTTGCGGCCGTGTGCACCATGAAGGTCTATGAAGGCACCGTCGACGACACCGGAAGCTGGTCGTTCGTGTTCTCGCCGGCGTCTAACCAAGCAAACCTGACCTATACGACCGATCGGTCCACGGTCACGGTCACCAGCATGGCCGCCGGCGTCGACGCGGCTTTCATCGACATCACAGCGAGCAAGGACGGTGCGGCATCGATCACGAAGCGCTTCTCGCTTACCAAGAGCAGGGCAGGTGCAAAGGGTGACACCGGCACCGGCCAGCAGGGCCAGCGCGGCACTGTCAACTTGCCGGTGGCGATCGAAGGCACCACCTGGTCCGATAACGCTGCTGCGGGCGCCCTTCAGAATGGTGGCTACGGCGCACCGATCCGCTTCGACCTGGTCACGCTGGTGAACACGGCCGCTGGGTTTATTCAGACGAAGGTTTGGGACGGCGACAGCTGGGAAGATCCAGGCCTGATTTTGAATGGCAACTTGACGGCGCCTGGAACGATCCGCACTACTGCGCTCGAGGCAAAAGCAGTAACGGCAGAGAAATTCGACGGTCGCATGATCGAGCTGATGGACGCTGCTGGTCGGGTTACGTTTAGCTCCAGCTCGCCGCTTTCCGAACAAACGCAAAGTAATCCGAATATTCTGGAGCGCATTGATCTGTGGATCAATGAGGGGGCGGCGTGGACTCATATTGATACAAATGCGCCGGCAGGGTACGCCATAAACGGAATTCATAAAGTATTTCCCAATTCCGATTTTTGTCTATTCCGATCCCGCACATTTACGCTTAACCATAACACCGATTACACGCTGAGCTTCAGAGCAACGAACGACGGCGCGAGTGGCGCTCGCGACGTCATTTGCGATCTGTTCCCTGACGATCTGCCTGAAGGTGTCGTTCGGGTTGAGCCCGGAATGAACTCTTATGAGGTCCATTGGCGTACCGGGACCCAGGCGAGCCTAGAAAACTGTCAAGTTCGCATCTTTACTGGCGCAGGAGCATCGCAGCTGCTCATTTACGATGTCAAGCTGGAGAGGTGCAAAGTAAAGACTGCCTGGAACGACAACGTTATTGATTGGCGCACCGTCAACAATTATGTGGCCCCCGGCTCTATTGGTAATACGCAAATCGGTGGCGACCTGTTCAGTACGAATTGGAATGGCTACACCGATACGCGCGGGGCCGGTTGGCTAATGCAACGCAGCGGCGCACTTTACTGCAATTCGCTGCATGCGCGAGGCAGCATATCACTCGGAGATTTTGACGGTTGGGCTTGGCCTGCGTTAGGCAAGAAGGGCGGGTATCTTGGCCCCGAGGGTCTGCTGCTCGGTAATAACGTCAACGGGGCGGGCTCCTTTCTTGAGGCGCGCGCGGACGGCACAATCCTCGCCCCCGGTTTTACGTTGATTAATCGTCAGCTCACGCTTGAAAACACAATCATCTATAACCCGAAGATTCAAGTCTCGCTCAATGTAACGCTGTCGTTCATTAGCTCGCGTAACAGAACAAACACTTTTAACTACGAGAGCTTCACCGTCTTCGCCACGATTTCCGGTGCGAACGGATCGGTTAAATATCAATGGTCCTGCAATGTCGTGGATGGGGATGCCCAGATGGCCAGCGACCCTTCTGCCAGCAGCTGCACGTTCCGATGCCGTGGGCAAGACTCGTTGGTGATGGTGAACGTCAGCCTTCTCGCAACTGACGATTCCAATACGGTTGTCTACAAGAGCATTCGCGCCATCGTTGGTTACGGCAGAGCAGCCTAATAGAAAGATTAACTATGCCTCAAATTCAGCTGTTGATGGTACGGCGCCAAGACAGTCGCATCATGGGAAACGCTTGGGTCGAGCATCCGGATTCCGGCCCGTACATACCAATACATTCCCCAGTTGCCGAGGAAGACCTCGTGCCGCATGACGCACCCTTCACCCGTGAAGGACGCAGGGACTCGGCGTGCGCGTACCTGGTGGAGAACGAAATTGTATGGATGGATTCGGTCTCCCTCGAGCAGCTGCGCGCCGATAAAGCGAAGGCGATCAGTGCTGCCTGCCGAGTGCACATCGAGCGAGGGTTCGAGTGTGCCGCCCTGGGAGAGGTCTACCTGTACCCAGCCAACCCGCAGGACCAGGCTAACCTGGTCGCGTCCGTGACCGACTCGCTGCTGGCTGGTGGCGATCCCGACTGGCGCACGCCATTCTGGTGTGCCAACCCGACAGGCGAGCAGTGGGAATTCCGCCTGCATACGGTCGACCAGATCCAGCAGGTTGGCCGTGAAGGCAAGGCAGCGATCCTGGCTGCGATGCAAAAGAACGAAGTGCTGCAGCGGCAGATCGCCGTCGCCACTGCTGAAGAACTCGAAACAATCACCTGGTGACCGAATGCCAAATCTGAAGATCATGAACCGCAACGCAGCCGGCTACGCTGCACTCTCGGCCTCGCCAGTCGCGCCAGGCATGGCGGCGGCCGCAATGCTCAACGACGTTAAATCCAATGTGTGCCGCGCGACCGGCACCGAGCTCGAGATCGTCCTGACCTGGGATGTTGCAGAGCGTATTGGTGGTGTGCACTTCCCCTGGTGCAACGGCTCGCCGCTGACCACGATTGAAGTGCTGGGCTATTCCGACAAGGCCGGCGTCAACAGCGTTTTGAACACGGGTGTGCGGCTGGCCTGCCCAGCCCGCGCTCGTGCGCTACTACCGCCCTGGACTCCGCGCAGCGCCGCTAGCGCGTATGCGTATGGCGGAGGCGCGCACGCGTTCGCCTGGTTCGACAACACCAGCGTCAAGCGCCTGGTCATCCGCCTCAAGGACCCAGGAAGCCTGCAGGGCTACCTCGAGGTCTCGCGCATCTTCGTGGGCGAGGCCTTCACACCGGATGAGAACGCGTCGTATGACCCGGCCCGCACGCCAGTGAGCACTGGCTCATCCTTCCGCACGGGTGCCGGCGACCGCCGATCCATCCCTGGTACGAAGCACTGGCGACTGTCGATCGAGCTGGGCAGCATGACTGAGCGCGACCGTTCGTTCATCTGCGACATGTCGGTGGCCAACGGTACCGAGGTGCCCGTAATCGTCAGCCTGTACCCAGGCGATGTCTCACGTGAGCGCGAACGCGACCACCAAATCTACGGCGCCCTGGTGCAGACCGCGGCGATGCGGCGGCCGAATTTCGCGCGACACGCTACCGAACTCGAATGGGAAAGTATGTAGGAGAAGAGCACGTTACCTCGTCTCAATTTGCCCTTTTTTGAGACACCCTAACTCCATAAGCTCATCAATTAACCGAAGCGCCTCTGCTAAAGCCGGGGTGCTTTTTTTTTGCCACTGCCCGTAGTGGATTAACGAACAATTGAAAGACCATATGTCTATCGAAACCACAGCAGCTGGCGGTGCCCTAATCAAGATTTTCGGTGTGCCAGTGCTGGCCGGCGCCGTCGCCACTGCGCTTGTATTCCTCATCATGTGGCCGCGCACATTGAGGGAGGCGTTTATCCGGCTGGTTTGCACCATCATGGTGTCGACCATTGCTGGTCCCCTCCTGGTCATCGCCGTGCATTCCTGGTGGCCCTCTCTGTTCGTGTCTGCCGCTGAAGTTGCTGCGATGTACGGAAGCGAGCGTGAGCTGGGCATTCTCTTCGTCGCGGCTCCCTTCATGGTAGTCGCTGGCCTGCCTGCCTGGTGGTTCGTCGGTGGCTTGGTTCGCTGGCTCGAAAAGCGCAAAGGCAAGGATTTGGCCGAGATCGTCCAGGATGCGGCTGCGGCAGTGCGTGATGTCCGGGAGGCTATGTGAAGCTCGAGCATTTGATCCAGATCGGGCCGGTCTTGCCGGCGATCGCTGCACGCTTCATTGAGCCTTTAAACAACGCAATGGCGCGGTTCGGAATCTCATCGCCCCAGCGCCAAGCAGTGTTCGTGGGCCAGCTGCTGCACGAGTCCATCAACCTCACCGCCATGGCTGAGAACCTGAACTATCGGCCCGAAGCGCTGATGACTGTGAGCGGCTTCAAAGGGCGCTTTACCAAGGCCCAGGCGGATCGGCTCGGTTACGTTCCCGGATCCCAGAAGGCGGACCAGGAAGCGATTGCAAACATCGCCTACGCGAATCGAATGGGCAATGGCCCGATCCATTCCGGCGACGGCTGGAAGTACCGGGGCAGGGGGCCAATTCAGCTTACTGGGAAAGACAACTACCGCCGATGCGGCGGCGCTATTGGCTACGACCTGGTGACGTCGCCAGACCTGCTCTCACGGCCTGATGTCGGCTGCCTGGCGGCCGGATGGTTCTGGGACGCCGGAAATAGCTTTGGTCACAGTTTGAACGCGCTGGCCGACGCCGGTGAGATTGGTGCGATCTCCCGTGCAATTAACGGTGGTGGAAATGGTCTCGTCGAGCGGCGTGAAATCACCAAGCGCGCTTTGAAGGCGATGGCATGAGTCGCCTCGAGCGAATCTTGGTCAGCACGGTTGTACTGATCGTGCTTGTCCTGGTGAGCGTGGCGGGTGTGCGTTGGTACGGGGCCGGGCGGTACCAGGCTGGCCACGCCGCCGCGGTTGCTGAGGGCAAGAACCAATACGACCGCGATCTGGCGGCTGCCCGCAAAACCGAGTCGGACCTGCGCGCTCAGCTGCGTAACCAGGACGCCGACGCTTTCAAAAAGGAACAGGAATATGCTGCATCTCTCGAAGCTGCTCAGCGCCGCGTGCGCGCTGGCGTTGACAGCCTGCGCTGCCCCAGCAGTGTACCAGCCGTCGCCGCGTCCGGTGATCGACCCACTGCCGGCGGAACTGCGGCTGACGAACCAGGATCGGCAATTGTGCCGGAGATTGCTGCTGAAATTCTCGGCGACGGAGCAGCAATTGCAGGCCTCGTGCGGCGATATGAGCGCCTCGAGCAACGCTTCGACAAGTGCGAAGCACTAAGCAAGAGGCCATAATGGACTTCCATCTCGCTACCCCGTCCGGCGACGTGTACTTGTTCAGCTACGATGGGCACGACGTCCAATTTCTAACGGCGAAAGGTAATAGCGTACCGGTTACCGCGGCTGGAACCGACGCTGTTGAGCAAGAGTGCTCCATGCTCGTGCCCACCTGATTGCTACTGACCGCGTCCGATCGTCTTGGGCGAAGATGAAGCGGTCGAGTGCAACCAGCGATCTGTGCCGAGCATATGCACTGGCTGTAAGGTAAGGTGGCCGTGTCATGGCCGTCGCTAATGCAGCGTCTCATCTGTCCACTGTACTGCAAGAGCCTGCTCGATAACGACCTCGTCCGCCATGGACTGAAGTGGAAGTTCGGCCTCAGGCGCGAAGGCTATGATCTGGCAGTGCTCGGGGTCTGCCTGGTTTAATCGAAGCCACTCTTCGCGGGAGACAGTCTGACCTGTTGGCACCGGTAGCGTGATCCAGAAGCCTGTCTCGCGCTCGGCGACGACCTGGTAAAGGTCAAGCATCGTATCCATGTAGGCACCCCTCGCATCCTCATGATGGGGTGAGCTTACGACTGTCGGGGATCGGTGTCACGAGTTGCCGTGCGCGACCATTCATAGTGCATGAGAAGCCGGCAGCTAAAGTCAAGTGGGCCTGCTCAACAGTGCTGCATTCGGCGCATATAAAGCAAAGTCAAACCGCTCACTTCTTCGATGCCGCGCCGAAGATGAAGGCCATAGCTGAACTGATTAAACCGATGAGCAACTTCTGACCATCTGCAAGACTCGGGGACTCAGTCATCGCAAAGGTAAAAATGAGCGTAATCATAGACAAAGCAATAACAAACCCGGCAATGTTAGTTGGTGCTGAAGAGTTTGCGCCAAAAAACTTCCCTAAGTAGCCAAGGTCTTGTTGATTCTGCATCAACTTGTATTGTTCGCCGCCCTGGCGAAAAAACTGTTGCTCTTGCTGTGCAAGTCCGTTTGCCGGGCCTTGATTCAAAGGCTCGGCATTTGGATCGATCGTAACATTGCCGATCTGTGGAGGCGTATCGCCATTAGGTTGCTGACTCAAGATCCAGCACCTTGGTGAGCTACATTGCGTGCCGCAGCTTGGAAGTGTTGCGCCATTCGGTCAAAGGGAATGTCACTACCCCGCATTCCTCCAGCTTCTCGCCAAGTCAGGTCCCAAGGACCACCAGGAGCATGCGTCATCTCAGACAGCTTCCAGCCAGTGAATTGACCGTAGCTCGACCATACGTTGTCCAAAAAACGGCGGAGGTTTGGGTCCGTCGGCGTGGGGGCCTCGACAAAGCCAGTTCCATTGTAGTTCGTGGCCTTTCTATTGATAGACCCAGCTCCGAACTGCTTGAACTCATGGTAAAGAGACGGAATCACTGGGCCGAATGGCCACGCTTCTATGTTCTCATCGATGAGTTGCTGACCCATGTAGCCTGCGAACCAACCGGTTGCGTAATACACAAGCTTCTGTAACTTCATAGGATCGATAGGTTGGCCGTTGGCCCAAGCTAACTCCAGGAAGTAGTTTGCAATTGACTTCGGGCTATGAAGCATAGCAATCTCCCAAAAAATACTGTTTACGGACGTTCTAAAACTAACTTTGGATCATACCACTGTATATTTATACAGGCAATTTTGACCTGATCTTTCGTAAAAAGTTAGTTTGATCTCGTTGTATATCCGCAATGTAGCATGTTGCTACTAAGTTTGCTAATTTCAAGCGTAGGTCTTGGCGTAACTTCCGCTAGGTCGCTAGCTTTCTCATAGGAGAAGGTACTGCTGCATCATGGGGGTGACTTTTTCCGTGGCGGCACGAGCAGCGGCGGCGTTGATTTCGGTCGGGACGGTGGTCATTTCTGTTGTGTTCGGTACGGCGGGGCGGGGGATGCCAGGACCGTCATTTTAACCGCTTCGGCTGGGCAGGAGCGGCAAGACGCATGCACGCCGGAGACGGCGCGCAAGGAAGGGCATGGGGCGGCGGCGGCCTGCCGCTCAAGGACGCCTGGCAGCGGCCAGGCCGCCCATCAGCTGGGCATGGCACTGCACGAACGAGGCCGCGTCCTGGTCCGGCATGCGGCCATGGACGAATGCGCGCTGAAGCCCGGTCATGGCCGCGTCGGGCGCACTGGCTAGGCTGTTGCAGGCGTTCACGCGCTGCAGGCGCGCGGTGACGGCCTCGAGGCTGGAGGAGGCAAGGGAAGCATCGG